CGGTATAGGAGATATTGTCAGAACCCCTAATAAAGTAATCAATTCATGGTATTCACAGTTAGTAGAGAATCGAACACTGAGGAACTTTGGAATGCATTATTACGATTCATCTTTAAAGGCAGACGGTTTCCAACCCAATACCTTCAACCCAATACCTTGGGGATGGTATCCAGTACCCGGAAATCCAAAAGATGTACTACAGAAGGTAGATATTCCCGACCTTTCAGAGTCATTAGACGAAATGAACTACGTAGTAGAAATGATTCAAAAGGCAACAGGGGCAACAGACACCCAGCAAGGAGTCCAAACGCCAAGCACAGTTACCCTAGGAGAGGTACAACTAGCCCAAGGAGAGGCAAAGGAACGAACAGCAGGAATATCTAAGTTCTACACCCCAGCATGGGAGCGAAGGGCTTTAATCTTCCTTAAACTAATAGAAGCATCACCAGAAAAGCTAGATGCTGTAAGGATTTATAAGAAAGGTAGAAACACAGATGATGTCTTTAATAGAGAGATAGGCCCTAAGGACTGGATGACTAAACTAGGTTACAGGGTTAAAGTATGGAGCCAAGACGAAAAGAACGCTAAGGACACAGAAGCCCTAGAAAAGCTCAATGCCGCTAAGATGGCGATGTTCGACAACCCCAAACTAGCAGAAGTCTATAACAGGAAGCTCTTAGAATGGGCAGACCTACTCCCAGAAGAGGTAAACGACATCATGGAATTTGAAAAGAAGAAGTTGCAAATGGGTATCCCACAAGGTACAATGCCAGGACAGCCAGTTCAACCAGGGCAACCACCGCAACCGCCTAAAGTACAATGATAATAGACAAATTATTAGAGAAAGCAGGTCTAAAATACGAAGACCTAAGCAAAATAGAGGTAAAGACTCTTAATAGTTGGATGGAAGCACTTCAGAAGGGTAAAGTGAATGTCTCAAAGGTAAAAGAATACATCTCTTCTATGAAAGAAGCAGTGGAAAAGGAACTCACAAAGGCAGACCTAGGCACAAAGAACGATATGTTCCTTAAAGCAAGATTAAGAAATTATCTTTTATTAGAAGGTTTTCTTACTTCCCCAGAGAAAGCCAAAGAACAGATAGAAAGCGCTATAGCGAGCCTAGTTGGAAACTAGACTTGACAAGAAGCAATTTTACCCCCCATTATCTAATGAAGGCGACCAAACCCTTAAAAGGACGGCAATGGCTCATACAAAACCTACAAAAGAAGACTTAGAAGCAAAAGCAAAAGCAGCTATTGATGCAGAACCAAAGCCCGAACCAAAGAAAACTCCAAAGAAGAAAACAGTGGTTAAAAAAGAAGAAACCAAAGAACCCAAAGCAAAAGTAGAACCCAAAACGGAACCTCAAGCAGACCCCTCTAAAGAGATATTCAAGAAGAAAGCTAGTGAATCAGCAAAAGAGAATCAAAAGATATATGCCAAGAACAGAGTCATCAACAAAGCCCTCATTGAAGCAGAAGAAACCCCAGAACCTACAACACAGGAGCTAGAAAAAGAATTCAAAGACTGGGATATTATGAGTGATATTGAAAAGACATTCGCTAAAGAAGTAGTTATCAGTAGGAATTGGAAATCAAAGATTAAGTCAGCCCAAGACCAAGCAGAAAAGATAGAAAAGTGGAACGATTCAGTAGAGACCTTTGTAGAAGACCCAGTAACTCTTAATGATAATCCAGAACTAGAAGGCAAAACAGAAGCATTTGCAGACTTCGCAAAGGAAGAATCCAACAACAGCGTACCATTTAATGTATTAGTAGGTGCATTCTTACACGAAAACTCAAAAGGAACAGTTCCCAATAAAGGAAAGATGTTTGAAGAAGGCGGAGGAGGCCCAAACACTAAACCAGAACCCGTATCAGACAAGATATCTTTAGAAGAATCACGAAAACTAAGAGAAAATGACTACGGAAAATGGAAAGAAATGTTAATCTCAGGCAAGATTGAGTCAGAATTCTAAATTGGTACTTGACTTAAACCAAGCCTAGCACTCATTATTACAAATAGATAACTCCAAACCCCATTTGGGACGGTAAAGGAATCTTCAAGTTTACCAAATATGTCAGACTACGGAACAAAATTAGCAGAAGGTTTTTCAAGCAAAGTAATGGCTCATTTATATGACAACAACTTGCTTGACTCTATTGTGAATAGAGACTACGAAGGTGAAATCAATGCAGTAGGTTCCAAGTTAAACATACTTGACTTCGATGAAATCTCAGAAAAGACATACGCAAACGCAGCCCTCTCAGCCGATGACTTAACAGAAAATAACGCACAACTCATAATCGACCAATACAAGTCTTTCTACTGGAAAGAGAAAACACTTGCAAAGTGGCTTTCCTACATTAAGAACCCTCACCCAACAATAGTAACTCAAGTTGCTAACGAGAGAGGTAAGAACATGGACACATTCGCATTCGCAAAATACGGAGATGTCGGAGCAGGACACAGAGACGGAACAGTATATGACACAGGAGATGTTACAGTAACAACTGGAACAGGGTCAGTTGCAGGAAACGGAACAACTTTCACATCAGCGATGGTAGGCAAAGGATTCAAGGCAGATGGACACGACACATGGTACAGAGTTAAGACCTTCACAAACACAACGACTATCATAATTGAGGACGACTTAGACGATGTTGATTCAGCCTACACAGGTGGAGCAATCGCAGGAGGCTCATCTTACGAGATTGAAGCCGCAACAGTAAAGACAATCACAGCCGCAAACATACTTTCAAGCGTAGCCACACTTAAGGAAACACTTGATTTAGCAGAAAAGAATGGATACTCAAGTGTACCGGACACAGACCGATGGCTATTAGTACCGCCTGAGTTTGAAACAATCCTCGTACAAGGAACAGGTATCGCCCTCCATGTACCAGCAGTATACGAAGAATTAGTCAAAAAAGGATTCATCACAATGCTACAAGGATTCAAAGTATTCAAAACCAACAGACTATCAGGTAACAACACTGACGGATACCACATCCTAGCAGGACACTCAATGTGGATGACCTTCGCAGAGAAAGTACTTACCGCAAGAATGGAAGAAGATTTAACTGGAGACTTCGGAACAGCTTTCAAAGACTTATTCGTCTACGGAGCCAAGGTCAAGGATGCCAGAAGGCACATGGCCGCAGAAGGATTCTGGAACTTTTAACAAATAAATACAAGAACGACTTGGGAGCTTGGGAAGACTTATCCCACTTAAGCTCTCTTTTTTATTGATATGACAGCATTTCAAACAAAATACGATTTACCAAGAATGGCAAAGGACGAACTCGAAAGAATCGAAGCCATTAGCAGTGGTTTAAGGTCAGACACAGAAGCAGACTTCTTAACAGCCCTAGACCCTTACAGGAAGAATCGCATATTAAGATGGGATACAGACAGAATCTCAACTCCTCAATTTCCAAGAAACCATGCAACAGACGATGATATCTTAGAAGCAGAAGGAGAAACCCTTCCAAACGGATTATCAGGTTTTAAGCATGGTGCAGTATTTTACTTATTAGGTGTAGGAGCAAGAAATCATTACATCAATGTAGGCAGTTCAACCGTTGCTAACTTCTTACTACCAGAAGACGCACAGTCACCATCTGCATCAGCATCAGCCTCTCCAAGTGGATCACTTTCACCTAGCGCATCATCAAGTTCATCTGCCTCACCTAGTGAAAGCAAATCTCAGTCACCTTCAAGCTCAGTATCAGCATCTGAATCAGCATCTGAATCAGCATCAAAGTCTGCATCAGAAAGTCCTTCCACCTCGCCATCAGCATCTGCTAGTGCAAGTATCTCGCCATCATCTTCTGCATCACTCTCAGCGAGTGCATCACTCAGCCCATCAAGTTCAGGTTCAGCTAGTGAAAGTGCAAGCCTCTCGCCATCATCAAGTGGAAGCGCCAGTTCTTCTGCCTCACTCAGTCCTTCTGGTTCAGCAAGCCCATCAGGTTCAGCGTCTGCATCAGCTAGCGCATCAGAGTCAGCATCAGGTAGCCCATCCGTAAGCCCATCAAGCTCAGGTAGCTCATCACCTAGCGCATCAGCATCAGCAACAGAGTCAGCATCACAATCACCTAGCGCATCAGTTTCCCCTAGCCCATCAGGTTCAATAAGCCCATCAGGTTCAGCTAGTCCATCAGGCAGTGCATCGTCATCGGTTAGCCCATCTTACAGCCCAAGTGCATCAAAGAGCCCATCACCATCAGCCAGCCCATCAAGCTCTGAATCATTCCCACCTTTAGTCTAATATGAAACCATTAATACCATTTAAGACAGTTATCTCAGGAGAAGTACGAGGCGGAACCCTTGTGCCAACACGTTTACCAAATATTCCATGTTCTATGGTTAAAATTAAAGCAATGATAGGTAACGGAGGAAATGTTTACCTTGGTGGAGAAAACGTAACAGTACCAAACGGAACAACAGATCAAACATCGGGATACCCCCTAGACGAAGGAGATGTTTTAGACTGGATTCCTATTGACAATCTTAACAAGCTCTACCTCATTTGCGACAACAATGGTGATGACATCGTCTACATAGCCTTCAGATAACCCCTTGACTTAGATTAACCCTAGTGTGTACAATGTGCATATGAAGCGTTATAACTTCTTTTTAGAACAAGACCAAGTTGACTTCTTAGATAAACTCCCCGGAACAGTAAGTGAACAAATCCGTAGAGCTATTAATGAATTTATTGAAAGACAAAAGAATAAAAACATAAGTGCATCGAAATCGAAAGGGAGTGATTGATATGGATTTAACCCCTAAACCAAACAAAGCAGTAACAATGTCCCTTCCAGACGCTATGGAGAAAATAGGTCAAGGCAAAAGAGTTAGAAGAATATCTTGGCCTCCAGAAGACTACGCGATATTAACTGAAGGATGGTTAAAGATATTTACAAAGAAAGAAGGAGAAGGAAAAGCAGCATTACACAAGTGGACTATCAATGATGGAGACACAGAAGGACAAGACTGGGTAGTAATAGTAGAGAAAAACTAATTGTATGGAATTAACTGTCATAATACCAAACAGGAATAGCCAATTCACTAATCAGACTATAAACTCTGTATTAGAGAATGCAGGTTGTGA